AGACTAGGTGCCGTAATAGTAGAAGGAGAAGACGATGGATACAATTATCGCCTTAACTGTGGGAGTGGTTTCACTGACGCTCAACGTGATGAGTACTGGACTGAACGTGCTAGTCTCATTGGTAACTTAATTGAAATAAGAGCAGACGCTCGAACTAAATCACAAGACAGTGATACATACAGTTTACGTTTTCCACGATTCAAAACGTTTCGTGGTTTCGTAGCTGGTGAGAAGATTTAATGTATAGAGTAACGGCATATTTTAAAAATCACAAGGTCACTCAATCATTTGTTGATCTATACGATGCTATAGACTGGAGAGATGTAGCTGACGCCCATTACCCTAAGAAAGTAACATTTGAAAAGGAGACTTCCATGAGAGAGTGGATTTATAATTGTTGGAATGTAGTAATGGATCACGAGAAGAATCCATTAAGTGTAATTCCGGACTTTAGCACAAGACATATGATTATGCAAGTATTAGCATGGATGTGGTGTATTGTATTTGGTATTATTGTAGGTAGCATGTATGCAGGAGTATTCAGTATGTTAATGCATACGTTGATACTAGGAGCAGTAGCTATTACTGTTGGTACATTTGAAACTGCAAAGCGGAGGCCACAATACTTTGGTGGTTTTGGTCGCGGTAAAGGCGGAGAACATGAGTGATCCAAACAAACCTTATCATAATAAAGGTGCTGGAATAGCATTTTTAATTATTGCGTTTATGATGTTAGGTGTACCCGTAATTATTGGAACAACAATGGGTTGGTTCAATCTATTTGGTATACTAGGATTGTAACATGTGGACTTTAGTATTTGTATACTTTTTTGAAGTAACTCCTTTTGTAGAACTAGTTAGTGTTCATACATCAATGACTGAATGTTTCCAAGCAAGAGAAGTTCTTAGTATAGAACACGGCAAAGGCAATGGTTATTTTGAAGCAGGACATCAAGCAGTTTGTATTAATATGGACGAAAGCACTTAATGAATATTGAATTTATTTGTGGTGACAAAAGTGTCTTAACAAATTTTCCTATTGTACCGGCTAAGGATTGTTTACCTGACTGGTACAGTAGTATTAAAGCAAATGACGACAATGGTGTTCCAACCATTGCTGGCTGTTGGCCTGTAAGAGATATGGTAACCGCAGGTTACATTATACCTAATGTATATGAACAAGAAATTATAGCACAAACTAATCGAGATACAGGAGAAGAAGAACTTGAAAGAGTATTTCCTGTTGAACGCATTGGTGAGTTTATGGAACTACAAAATAAGTTTACTGCACCAAGTGCATTTCATTCAAATCAACAATGTCCTGTACATATACAAGGCAAAAAGAAATCTTATATTAAAGTATCTGTGCCTTGGAAGATTAAAACTCCTCCGGGCTATAGTTGTTTGTTTGTACAACCGTTTTGGCATTTTGATCAAGAGTTTGTAATAATGCCTGCAATTATTGATACTGATGAATTTGATTTAAACAATCTTAATTTTCCTTGTTACCTAACTGATCCTGTAAAACTAATTAAGCCAGGTGAACCATTGGTACAAGTAATACCTTTTAAAAGAGATAATTGGAAGCACACACTTAAATATGAGCGGCCAACAACTAGAAGTAAGATGAACTTGTTCTTGCATAATATGTATAAAAGAGCATTTCATCAAAAGAAAAGTTTCCAATAATGCTTGACTTTTTGTTAAGTCGGCTATATACTGTTTATACACATTAGAGGAGTGGCACATGGCTAGAGTAAATAAAATCACAGGTAGGGCTGTTAAGAAAAAAGTAGCTCGTGGTGCACCGCGGTTAAAACGTGGTAATAAACTTACTGAACCTAGTTGGGAAGGTTGGGAAGAATGGACTGGTGAACAGTTTCATCGTGCCGCCCAACATGCAAGAGCATGGTATTACGAAAATTATAAGCCACTTGATTTATATCCTGCCGTTGGAGCATGGATGGTTAAAAATGGTTACACAAAAGAACAAGTTAACCAAGTTAAAGCCGCACCTACACATGCACTAAGCATTACTGCTGGTATTACTGCAAAACTGCTAATGAATGGTATGCCTGACTATAATAAAAAGCATGACGATTATTGGGTATCACTAGCAGGCACTATGGGCAATATGGCTCCTGCTACAGTATTTTTAAAAAAACGTATTGAAGAAGCATGTAAACAAGGTGAATATCTACTTACACAAAAGAAAGAAGTAGAAGAAGAAAAAGCAAAAGTACATCAACCTACTATCCAAGAACGTATACGTGAACAAGTAAATCTACAATCAGAAGAAATTGAAGAGTGGTTAGATGGGTGGATAACAGACCCAAAGTCATTCGACCCTAAAGGGTTTAACTTTAAACAACACTTCCAAAACTTTGGTGTGACACAGGCTCATGCACGTAAGATTTCTAGTTACTATGACGGAGAGATTCAAGAGTATACTGAACTACTAAACTTTCCTAGTAAGGCTAAAATTGCAAAGATGGACGAACATGCACAAGACATGTTGGAACAACTCAAAGAAGCATATGCACATCTTAGCAAAGACGATGTTAAGAAGATACTTGAAGCAATGAACAATATTCAAATGGCTTGTCAACTAGTAGTTGATACAAGTAAAGCAACACGTAAGACTAGAAAACGTAAGCCTAAGAGTGCTGAAAAACTGGTTGAGAAGTTGAAATACTGTAAGGTAGATAATAAGAATAGTCTTGCAAGTATTAACCCAATAGAGATTATCTATGCAAATGAGCTTTGGGTGTTTAACATTAAGACACGTAAAATTGGTAAGTATGTTGCTAAAAACATAGATCCACAAGGCATGCAACGTGAAGGTAGTGGACTTAGTGTAAAAGGTACTACTATCATTGGATTTAAAGAATCCGAAAGTGTACAAAAGACAATGCGTAAGCCTGAAGAGAAACTTAAAGAGTTTAAAGAAGCAGGCAAAGTTAAACTACGTACATTCTTAGAAGATATCAATGCTGTAGATATTAAACTTAATGGTAGGATAAATGCGGATACTGTGCTTCTGAAGGTAAGTTGATAAATACTTACATGAGCCAGATAGATAATATAAGAGAAGGCCTCGCACGTCTAGCAACGACTGTTGAGACCATTGCAAACACACAAGCCGCAGAAATGCCACCCGCAACTGTAAACAGTATTAGCGGTAATGCAGTGCATGGCGGAAAAATTACATTACTTAGAAGTACAGGTATCAACGACAAAGCAACTAGAACTAGTTTGCTTGTAGAAGATGATATGATTACTGTAGGTAGTATGGACGTAGATAGCCTAATAGGAGACATCGACGTAAGTGGTGCATTAAATGTACAAGGCATTCTTACTGCTGGCAAACTACATGTTGAAGAACTAAGTTCAACACAAAAAGTTACACAAAATATTGACTTTACTGCCCAGGGCGGAACCATTGACATGATGGGTATGCAATGGAGACAAGACGGTGAAGCAACCAAACAAATTGTATGGCGTGGAGATAGATTCTACATTAGTAATACAATTGACCTGCATAGAAATGCAGTTATTGAAATAGATAATATTCCTGTACTAAGTGCAGACAAACTAGGTGTTACTGTTAAGCACAGTGAACTTGAAACTGTAGGAACATTAAACGGTCTACGTATAGCAGGCGATCTAAGTGTTGATGAATTTGTTACATACGACAGTGGAACAATGCGTTTTGCTATTGGTGCTGAAGCACCTAATGCACAATTAAGTGTAGCAAGTAATGAAGCAGAGTTTGTAGTTGATCCTGAGTTTGATCATATTAGAGTAGGTGCATACACTACAAGTAAAATGAGTTTAATTACAGACAACAAAGAACGTATTGTTATTAAAGAACAAGGCGGTGTTGAAGTAAAAGGCACACTAGGTATTAAAGTACAGTATCCAGGTGATGATGTAGATTTACAAGTAGCAGGCGCAATTAGATTTGCAGATAAAAGATTAGCAGTAGGTAACGAAATGCCTACTACAGGAAACAACAACCAAGGTGATATTGTATACGATAATAATCCACAAGCAGGAGGCTTTATGGGTTGGGTATGTATAGAAAGTGGTGCACCTGGTACATGGAAACAATTTGGGAAGATAGAAGCATGACAGCATTAGTAAACATAAGTGCAGATAACGTTCTTGCAATTAAAGAAGGTCTAAACAGTTTAGGTAATGCACTTCTATCAATCAATCAAATCGCCGGAGACGATACAACATCAAGACTTATTATTGATGGCGGCGGCACACTTAAAGTACAAGGATCTTCAAACACAGTATTTGAAGGCAGTGTAGGAATTGGTGTTTCGGCAGTATCAAATGGCGTAGCATTAGAAACTAACGGACCTGTTAAGTTTCAAAACAAAAAGATGGAAGTTGGTGACGGTATTCCAACTATTGGTCTTTACAATCAAGGTGACATTGTATGGCATGATGCACCTGCCCCGGGCGGCAACTTAGGTTGGATTTGTATTAGAACTGGCGCTCCAGGTGAGTGGCGCAGTTTTGGTTCAATTTCAGGTTAACTAACGATTTAATCAAACATACAAAAGCAGTAAATAGTATGCGATGTAATCTTATTTACATTGTAGAACTATGGACAACACAGAGGCAAATAATAATGATAGATGAAGAAAAAATAGAGAAACAAGTAGAACGTTGGGACGTATTCGCAAGAGTAATTCCTACAGTTTTTCTTGTGGCTTGCTCAGGCTTAATTTTTACAGGTATAATAGATTTTGAACAGGCATTCTGGGTAGGTTTAGGCCTATTCGCTGTAACAGCAGTAACTTGGTGGTTTTGGACAATATACACCATCAGACAATTAGTAAAAACATTAAACAGGGCTAGTAAAAACTTAGCCGAAGTGCGAGCTGAATTTAAGAGCGTAGCACAGGATATTGAGGCAATGAGAAGTAATGACAAAAGATAGAAAGTTTATAATAACGAAGGCTATAGCAAATATAATCAGCGGATTAAGTATGGTAACTATAATAGGATTTGGAGTTGCCTACATGAGTTTTGATAATGCATTTGTATTCCAAGACACACAAATTAACGTAGTAAACAATCCAATTGAAAAAGGGCAAGACATAGAATTCTATATGGTTGGATCAAAGAAGTATGAGTGTAACAGTACAGCCGCATATGGTGTGGCACACGCAGTAGACGGAAGTCACTCACATGATCTAAACAAGTTTACAAAACGTTACATACAAAACACAGCGCCAGGTGATAGAGTAGAGAATGGTTGGCATATGGCTGTACCTGAACATATGTTTAAAGGCGGCGAGTATCGTGTTAGTATGACAGGTGAGTTTGAATGTGTACATTTAATATTCAAAACACAAAAATCGCAAACGTTCGATAATATTTACTTAGTAATAGAACCAGACTAAATAATTTTATGTTAGTAATTGGTAACGGATCTAGCCGTGACGGCGTTCTACTTGACAAGATATATCAAGAGAAGATAGGCTGTAATGCAGTCTTTAGAGATTACTATGTACAACATCTAGTATGTTGTGACAAACGCATGGTTAAACAAGCATTACCACATCACACAAATATATACACTAGGCAACGATGGCACAAAGAATTAGGCGTACTAGCACTTCCTAACTTAGTTGAAAAAGGTACACAAAGAATGGACGATCCGTTTCATTGGGGTAGTGGACCGTATGCAATACTATTAGGTGCAACACTAGATAATAAAGTAAACTTAGTAGGATTTGATCTATACAGTACAGATAACAAAGTTAATAACATATACAAAGGCACAGAAGGGTACAGTAGTACAGACTCACATGCAGTTGATTATAGTTATTGGATATATCAAATAGCCAAAGTGTTCGAATGGTTTCCAAAAACAACATTTAGAATATACAATAATAAAGACTGGCAGTTACCAAAAGAGTGGAATTTGGACAACGTTTCACTTGACATCATAGATAATTTATAGTATAATAAGTACATTAACATCACAGAGGACTTTATGCGTCGACCCTCTTTAAATACTCCGCCGTTTAATATAGGAGAATAATATGGCTTATTATAGCACAAAAACATACGGACACAACATAGGACTTTCAGCAGTCTTTAGACAACCTAACGCAGAGCATTCACACTGCCATTTGCTACATGGTTACAGTTTAGCATTTACATTCACATTTGGATGTGATAAACTAGATGACAAAAACTGGGCAGTAGACTTTGGCGGACTAAAGCCATTAAAGAAGTGGCTAGAAGATACGTTTGATCATAAAACAGTTATTGATTTACAAGACCCTCATTTAAATGATTTTAGGATTTTAGAAGCAAAACACCTTTGTAGTGTTGTGGTACTAGATGGTGTTGGAGCAGAGAAGTTTGCAGAACATGCATTTAACTTTGCAGACAAACTTATACGTGAAGCAACAGATAATCGTTGTTATTGTGTACGAGTAGAGTGTGCAGAACACGGTGCTAACTCAGCAATTTACGAGGCATAAAATTGGCCAAGGTTGATAAAAGCCAGTACACTAAAGCACAATGGAATATTATTCGTGCGGCTAGACGAGCTGAAAAAGATCAACGCCGAGCTGAAAAAGAACGTTCTAAATTAGCTAAAGAGAATCCCCCGGTTGAGGCCGTAATACCTCCGCAAGAGCCAACGGTAAGCTCTTCACTCGAAGTACATAATCAAGACACTAAAAATTATGTAGTTTGTTTAAAACATGGCAGTAAGTATTCATCAGAGTATGTCAATAAACTTTATAACATGTGCAAAAGGCACTTAACAGTTCCTTATGAATTTGTTTGCTTTACAGACGACCTACGTGGTATTGATGCAAATATCAAAACCATTACACTAAAGGAGATTGGTGTGTCAGGTTGGTGGTATAAGCCTATGTTCTTTGACAAAAATTTTCCTCTTGATGGTACTTTACTGTACATGGATTTAGATATTGTTATTAATGCAAACATTGACAAATTGTTTACATACCAACCTGACAAGTTTTGTATTATACGTGACTTCAATCGTTCACTACGTTCTGATTGGAACAGAATGAATAGTAGTATTTTTAGATTAAAGTCAAGCTCAATGGGTTATGTGTTTGACAACTTTATGGAAAGTCATGAAATGAACATACGTAGATTCCATGGAGACCAAGATTGGATTTATGACCAAGTAGGTCCTAACAGACAAGAATGGGTGTTTTGGCCAGACGAATGGATTTTAAGTTACAAGTGGGAGATGAGAGATAGAAACGACTTAGTTAAACTACATAATCAACCACGTAACTTTAGAGAAAAGAAAGATCCTAAGCTATTGCCTAAAACTTGTATAGCAGTGTTTCACGGTGAACCGCACCCACACCAATGCGAAGATAATTGGGTAAAGGAGAATTGGAAATGATGTATGTATTTGATGTAGACGGCACACTTACACCAAGCCGTAGAGAAATTAACAATCTTTTTAAATGGTGGTTTCAAGAAAATATTCAGAACTACTGTTTTGTAACAGGTAGTGATAGAGATAAAACAATTGAGCAAGTTGGCTTGGATATGTTTGTTGGTGCAAAATATAGTTTTAACTGTAATGGCAACGATGTAAATTTTTACGGAGCACAAGTACATACCAATGATTGGACACTGCCTGAAGATGCTCGTGATTGGTTGAATACTAAATTAGAGCAAAGTAAATTTGTTCTACGCACAGGTAACCACATTGAAGAACGGCCTGGTATGGTTAACTTTAGTATTTTAGGGCGTAATGCTACTATGGGAGAACGAAAGTTATATGTTGAATGGGATGAACATAATCTAGAACGCTTAAAAATTGTGGCACAGTTTAACTTCCGCTTTCCTGAGCTAGATGCTAAGGCAGGCGGCGAAACAGGCATCGACATTGGTCCTAAAGGGTCAGATAAAAGTCAAGTAATCAAATTTATAGACGACGAAGAACTTATATTCTTTGGTGATCGTATGGATCCTGCAGGTAATGATTATCCATTGTCCAAAATAATACTTGACAACGACTTAGGAAAATGCTATAATGTAAAGGATTATAACGAAACTTGGGACATACTAAAAAATTATGTATAAACGTATAGGCTTTGCATGTAAATACATGCATCCAGATCAGACACAGAAAAAGAAACTACTAGAAGAAATTCAACGCCCACTAAATACTCGTAGCACAACTGTACAGTGGCTCAACAGGCAGACACGTGAAGTTGCTGAACAACGGTTGTGGGATATCATGGTTCACAATGTACAATCGTATATGAACCTTATTACCTATGTAGGAGGATTACCAAATGAACTACGTATGGTTAGACTGGGCAGTGATGTGCTACCAGTATATACACAAGCAGATTGGTCTTACTTTTGGCAGAAGCCCGATGTACGTGCCTACTGCGAGAAAAACTTTGCCAATGTCGGCAAACAAGCAAGAGCCCTCGATGTCCGACTATCGATGCACCCAGGCCAATTTACTGTACTTGCGAGCGACAACGAAGAAATAGTAGAGAGGAGCATAGAAGAATTTGAATATCACACCGATGTCATCAGGTGGATGGGATACGGGCGTACCTTCCAAGACTTTAAATGCAACGTCCATATATCCGGTAGGCAAGGTCCAGCCGGTATCAAACACGCAGTCAACAACAGACTTTCTCCGGAGGCGAGAAACTGTATCACGATCGAGAACGACGAGAACAAGTGGGGACTCGAGCATTCATTGGAGCTCGTCGACACATGTGCATTGGTTCTTGACATACACCATCACTGGTGCCGTGAAGGTGAATACATTCAGCCAACCGACGATAGATTTGCTCGCGTGATAGATAGCTGGCGTGGTGTACGTCCAGCAATACATTATTCATACAGTCGTAACGAAGCATTGCCTGCAGACTTTGCACACAATACAAAACCCAACATGCCTGTACTATTAGAAGCAGGATACAAGAAAGCAAAATTACGAGCCCACAGCGATTACTATCCTAACGATGTAGTGAACGATTGGGCTTTACAGTTTTTAGACTACGCAGATATTATGTGTGAGTCTAAATGCAAAAACCTAGCCAGTATTGCACTACATAAATACTTAACCAAAGGAGATATATGGCAGGACAAAGAGGACCAGCAGGCAAACAAAAACCAAAGAACTATAAAAGAGCTATTGACGGCGTAGAAATTAAACCGTCAATGTATTATGGTGCTAAAGGTAAAATGCTATGTGGATCGGTAAACGGCGAAATGGTAGTTGATGAAAACGGTCAACCTATACCTTTTGCTTCTATCAAACATACAGAAATCTTAGGAGGATAATTATGAAAAATTGGATTAAGGCAAGAATCGAAGAGCGTACATCTATTGATGGTGCGGCTCTTATTGCATTAGGAGTAATAGTTCTTATTGCAGGACCATTTGCAAAGATTGCGGCATATGCGGCTATTGCATACGGTGCATGGACTATTTGGAAAAAAGAAGACTAAATTTGGTCAATCCTTATATTAGATCCTGCAGGTAAGTTTAATATCTTACGCTGTTCAACACCTTTACGTTGAGCAAAACGCTTAGGATCACAATCTGGGCAAACGTGGACATAGAAGTTATCTAAACGCTTTGGGTCTACTTTGCCCTTTTCTCTCTTAAAGTCTTCTTTACACTCATCACATTGGAATAGAGCATAACTACGTATACGTTTGTATGTATGACTTTTTCCAGTCTTACTCTTACGAACGTAAAAACGTATTTCTTTTTCAATTCTTTTGAACATAATTGTATTTATTTACATTCGGATTATAAAGCATTGCATAAATACAATAGGAGAAGGTAACATGGACGCAGTATTTTTAACAGATTCAGCTAAAGAACAGATGACAAACTTACTCAAAGATAACGACAAACCAGCAATTAAACTACAAATACAAGGTGGCGGATGTGCAGGTTTCAAGTATGATTGGGTAATGGCAGATGGCGTAGAAGAAGGTGATGAAGTTATAGACTTACTAAATGGTAAGTTTATTATAGACAGTACTAGCATCATGTACTTATTAGGGTCTACTATAGACTACAAAAAAGAACTATTCGGTTCATACTTTGATATTAGAAACCCTGCAAGCACAAGTAGCTGTGGTTGTGGTGAAAGCGTAGGATTTTAAAAGATGGCAAAACAAGATATTTATTTAGGTGTAGAAGGTAACGACGGTACAGGTGATAGTATACGTGAAGCGTTCCGTAAAGCAAACGAGAACTTCACAGAACTATACGCTGTATTTGGACAAGGTGGAACAATTAGTTTTACCGCACTTAACGACACACCAAATGGAATTACACCAGGAGGTGTATTAATTGGTAATACAACAGGTACTGAAATCCTAGCTAAAACG